GTTTCCTAATTGATCTTCATCTTTAGCTTGTAATAGGGCAGATCCTTTTGGAGCTCCTGCCCAGTGCATTATGTATTGATTTGTTGGAGTAATATCCAAGCCATACTTTTGTAGAGATTTAGTGTTTTCATCTAGTAAAGCTTTTTGATATAACTCTTGAGCATCTGGATTCTTTTGGAACTCTTCAAAACTCAAACTAGGAAGATTAGGATTGTTTTGTTTAATGCCTTCAAAAGTAGATCTTACAAATTGATATTTTCCAGTTGCAGTTGAATTGGGATTCTTAGCAGTAGTGTCTCCACCGCTTTCTAATTTGGCAATAGCTCTGTTAGCAGGATCTTGAGCAATAAGTTCTGTTTCTGTTGACATTTTATTTCCTATGCAAAAGCCGCTAAACTGCCACCTATTGCGCTTGATTCACCTGCGCCCATAGCTCCTCCAATTGCATTAGCAAAATTAGGCAATGATTGATCAATGATGCTTGGATCTAATTCTGCAACTTGTGTTGAATTATCTTGTGCTTGAGGTGCAATAGAAGATGTTCCAGGTGCAACAGGTGATGTAGTCTTTGGAACTGCGCTACCAGACGGTGTATTCAAATATTTATTTAACATATTACCAGACATATTCTTATTGCCAGATAACATATTGTTCATTTGCTCTTGACTCAGTAAACCAGATTGATTTAAAGCCCACAAAGCAGCAACAGATCCTACTCCTCCACTACCAAGAGAATCATATTGCGTGTAATTTGCACTAGGATTAGGCAGGAAGTTCATGCTTTAATTCCTCAACTTTTCTAGCTAAATCATCAATTTGAGCTTGTTGTTGTTTGATGGCGTTAACCAATACTGCGGTTAACCTTGGATAATCTATTCCTAGATAACCATCTTTCTTGCTTACAACTTCAGGGATTAGAGCTTCTACGTCTTGAGCTATAAAGCCAATCTCTTTTCTATCCCCGTGAGCTTGAATATCTTTCCAGAGCCAAGATACAGGAATAAGCTTTTTAACTTCTGCAAGACCGTAATCAAGAACGTGAACAAACCTTTTAAGACTAATATCGCTTAAGTTAATTCCAGAGTTTTTGCCAGATCCAGATTGAGTTTGGCCTTGAGTACCAGAGTAATTGGGAGTTTGTTGAGGTGCTCCAAAAATAGTGCTTGCGTACTGGTTATACAAAGATACAGGTGCTGCTGTCGCAGTTAACCCTTGACCAACCGTACCAGTTGCAGAACCAAGGTTGGAAGTTCCAATTTGGCCTAAAGAATTAGCCGCTGATGCTCTACCCGCAGTAATTCCAGATTCAACATTAGCCGCAGTAGACCCCAACATTTGTTGTTGTAAAGCTTGTGAAGTTTGATTAGCCAAAGCTTCTCTAGAAGATCCTTGCTCACCTGCCCCCGCAAATCCTGCGTTCATTCCTACGTTAGCTTGTTGAGCAGCAAACTCTGAAGGAGCCAAAGCACCTTGAACTTGTTGTTGCTCGTACTGTGGGCTAAAAAGGCTTTCTAAGCCTGATACACCTGAATTAAGGGCTTGACTACCAGTACCAAGTTGTTGTGATCCTGCAATGTTTGCAACATTTTGAGTAGCCCCTGCTTGACCAGCAGTATTACCTGCAACCTGGTTGTATACATTTCCTGCGCCTGTAGCCGCTTGGGTTAACGTAGGTAGATAACTTTGCAGAAATTGATTCTGCAAGTTAATGGTTTGTATTTGTTCAGGCGTTAATTGAGCCTGACTTGATTGATTACCAGATGACTTACCACCACCCATGATAGTTAACCTTTACCCTTTCCACCGCTATGAGGCGATCCTATTCCTGAACTTGCTCCTGATTTGCCGCCAGACTGAGGTTGTGCATAGGAGAACGGTTGATTATTTTGTCCTACAGTATTCATATACTGATTAGGTTGCCCCATTATAGGTTGTCCAGAAGTAACTGTGTTTTGGGCTTGACCAGGGGGCTGTACAGCCATTAATTGATTTTGGCCTCCAGATTGGCCTTTTCCTGAAGGTTGAGCAGAAGGTTGTTGAGGAGTGTAATTTGATGCAAAATTGTTTGCCCCATTCATCATGGTTCCTACTGGTCCATTAAACCCAGTAACAGGAGCTTGGCCTCCGCCAGACTGTCCTTTGCCTGACTGAGTAGACTGAATCCCTTGACTGACATTTGATGCTTGCCCCATAATTATCCTATTTGATATTGGTATGCGTTAATGTTTGACAAAAGCGTTGAATAACTTGGAGTAACTGTTGCTCCAGATGAATTCCTAGCGTTTGAATAGTTTAACAATGCTGTTATTGAATAATTTCCAGGAGGCAAAGAAGTTGTTCCTGAGTTAAATATATAGTGATAGCTAAATGGACAAGTCATTTCAAATTGCCAAGTAGAAATTGGAGGGCCTACATATGAGTTTTCTGTTGCTCCTTGCAAAGAATATATTTGTATTGGCGAATATGTTGTTCCGTTGTACAAATAAAGTACAAAGGTACTTTGCATTGATGCAACACTATTGGTTGTATCATTTGCCTGATAAACAAAGTTAGCATTTACTCCGACAAATACGTTGGTATTTTTTGAAACTGTAAAGTTTAATAAAGTTACATAAGTTGAGAAAGATAAAGTCAAAATAGAATTTGTCGCATTTGCTCCAATAACAAATCCGTTTAAATATACTCCAGTCCCATCATCAACAATATTTTGTGTTGTAGTTCCAAGGGCAAATGTACCGTTAGAGTTTAATAATACACCTGCCCCAGATCCAATAGTGTGGTTTGTTGAATCAATAACTGGAGGAGTAGATCCTGTTTGAACATTACCTCTAAAAATACCGTTGTTAAAATAAACGTCTCCAGTATTCCTAGATATGTAATACCCAGTAGATCCATATGTACTTGGGGTTCCATAAGTGGGAGGGACAGATCCATTCCAATTGTCCGATTCAATATCTTGAAATATTGATGCGGCAGTAGGTCCTGTCCATGATGTAGTGTTTGGAGCTACGCCATTAATCGTGATAGTACTTGAGTTGTATTGACCAAAAATATACCAAAATACTTGACCAATATATGTACCAGTAGGAGGCGTTAACGACCATCCTGAAGGAGCTGTAGCACCAGTAGTAGTTGAAGTAAAAGTAGGAGGTGATAAGCTTTGGTTTTGAACCAAATAAGCGTATATGGCATTTAAACCATTTGCTCCGTTTGCGCCTGTAGCTCCTGTAGCTCCGTTTGCAGAAGTAGCAACTATTGGGTAACTTGTGTTTGTCCAATCAACTAAGCTTGTAGGAACAGTTACGTTTGCAGAAATTGGAACTTGAATTTCCCAAAGAACAGCACCTGGCGTAGTATTGCTTGGTAAACTAGAAGACCATCCTGATGGAACAGGAGTAAATGTATTTGTTGCCCAAGTATATGTAGATGTGACTGTTGGCCGTGCAGGAGCACTTCCACTTGTCCATTGGTAAATAATTGCTAAATTAGCGTTAACCGACAATGTAGAAGTAATAATATCCAGGTTAATAGGATCTGTTGTCCATTTAACGTAATATCCCGCAGGAGCAGTTGTTTGAACTGAAAACTGTATATTTCTACCGCCAGTTACGTTATACCAAAGGTATTTAGTAGTTCCAAATCCACCTGCTACTTGATACCAAACGTAATCAGCAGGATTAGTGGATACTGTGGTTGTTGATGCGTTTCTTAAGCCAAAGTAAGTTGCATTAGTGTATGAGGTTGTACTGAAGTTTGTAACGCCATCATATGACGTAGCAAATGCAACATCCATATATTGATATAGATAACCAATCGTATTCCCACCAGAAGTAATTTGTCCAGATGCCAAATTAGAACTTACGCTTCCACCCAGATTTGCAAGTGCATAATTGAGAGCACCTGTAATATCACTTATGGAAGCATTGGGATTTACAAAATAAGACATTAGAACGCATCCTCAACAATAGTTGATAAGAAGGTCATAGCAGTCAAATTCCATGTGTTTGTTGCATCATTTGAGCCAAACTTTAACGCTACAGTTCTTACATCATTCTGAGTGGTTGTCACCCAAGGATCGTTTGTAACTATATGGACTTGCTCGGTATCTCCATAAACAGGAGTTTGAGCCGTAGAGTTAGCCCCTCCCAATGTAATAAATATATTAGGACTATTAGAAGGAGTAGTCGTTGAAATCTCTGGAAAAAGCCTATGAACGTAAAGCCTATGAGGAAAAGTAATTGGATTACCTTCTTCGTCCAATAAGGTCATATTTGTACGCTCAAAAAGGCAGTTTATGGCGTTTCCTGAGAAAGATGTGCCTTGACCTGTCTGAACAAGTTGTTGACCTCCTGAGCCTGTATTAGGGGCGTATACGGTACATCTGTTGGCTAGGTTAAAGCTAGTTCCGTTAAAAACAGGAGCTTCTACTGCCATTGCTGAATTATTGATTGTTTTAGGAGGATTCCATACTTTTAAATCGTATCTGTAAGAAATCATCTTATTGCAATATCCAGTAGACGTTAGATCTGGATAGTAAATCTCTATTTGGAATTTATGCGTATTGTTAACTAAATGAACTCTATTTGTGTAAAGAGGGTTCAAGTTGGCATAAAAATAATCTTTTATCTTTTGGTTTCCAAGGTTTTGATAGTTTGTGCCATCAAAAGCCCAAATATCCCTTGAATCAACTCCGTAAACAATATCGTCAGCATTATCCCAACAGTTTACATTTAGTAAACCTCTACCTTGTTTAAACAAAGATATTCCAAAAATAGGTGCGGCATAGCTTTGATAGGCAATAGGAGAAAAGATTACTGTATCCCAATAGCTACAGACGTAAAAATTACCACCCAAGAAGAACCCATCAACAATAGGCCCCCTTAAAGGAACTTCTTGTTCGTTAGCTACGTTAGTAATTGTGGGTAGCCAAGTAGCAGGAACGCCTGTATTGGCAAAGGATTGTGACCACCGAACCGTAGTTGGATATTGATAATTAATGCCACTATTGGTTTTTGTCAGATTTCCTGCAATCAGAATATTACCCACATTGGGTGAGCAGAAGTTTCTAACAAAACCCGCAGTAACAGCAGTTACAGGAGGAGATAAGGTACTTTCATAGTTCCAAACATATGTAACCCCAGTTACAGGATCTGGACTGTCAAACAACCCTATGACGTTAGCAGTCTGGGTTAAATACATAGGAGGGTTAATCCATCGTTCATAAAGAACACTTGACCAACCCAAGAACCTGTAATTATTGTATTTGCAGAATAAGCATTGGAGTAAGCACTTACTGTTGGAGTAATATTAGAAATTCCAGAAGACTCTAATAAATACCAAGATCCTGCGGTATTGGCGGCAATAAAGCACCAGGTAGAAGAGTTTCTAAACCCTCCTTCAATAAATATCACATTACCAGGAATGGCAGTCAGAACTGATGATTCACCATCAACTTTCTTTATTCCTCGTACATTTGCCTCTACGTTATAACCATTGTTATATTCGTTAGGACCAAGGGCATTACTCGGAACATCAGGGCAAAATGACATGTTCGCAAATGGCACTCGAAGCGGTGTATACCCTTGTCCTGGCATAGTTAACCTTTAGTGTGTTTCTACAGATTCTGGAGCAGGAGGAGTTTGCTGAGATGCAACCTCTTTCTGTACTGCTTCAATAATCTGAAATACTTCTTGATAGGATTTTGTTCCCAAATATCCCATAATCATATTTATTGTTTGTACTGATAAAGTAATCTTTTCCATTTCTAGTTCCTTAAGTTGGTGTTTCAATAAATCGCAGTAACACTACGACCACAGAAATTATACAACCCACTATCATTTGATGGATAGGAGTTAGGGATAGTTCAAATAGGAAACCTTGCAATACTGAGAGTATGGCAATAACGATTGCCCATTGAACGGACTTTGTTTTAAGTAATGTAATTAATTTATCCATTATTCACCTACTGTTTTTTGTGCTGCTTGTGTTGCCTGATAAGCTGAGATTACTTCGGATGTCCATACTGCCGCCGCAATAGCAGGTACTGGAGCAGGGTCTGATTGAGCATCTGTGTCACCAGGATGTCTTACCCATCTGTGAAAGTTACGGGCAATCTCTACACCGTCTTTGGTGATGATTTCTGCTTGACGTACTTGAATAGTGCCGTCTTCTAGCACTTCTGTGCGGTCGATGATTGTGGATGATGCTAGTGTCATGGTGACTCCTTAGAATGATGTTTTGTATGTTACTGATATTCTTGGATAAGGATGTGAATTCATATTAGATGCTTGAAGACCAGATGAATAACTAGTTGATTGAGGTGTTAAATCAAAATTTATTGATGTTGTAACTAATTCAGCAGTTATAACATTTGAAGCTGCTCCACCACCATCCCATAAAACACTACAAGCGACACGAGCTGATGTTGAAAAAGGAACATTTGATATTGAAAAAATGCCACTAGCAGTTCCTATTGTCATATCAAAATATAAATTTAAAGTAACCGTATTTCCTATTTTTGTATAACTTGCTAAAGAAGTATTAAAAACAGCTGTACCATTTCCCCCTGCAAATGTATAAGTCGGTGTCCAAGTACCTGTCTCATAGTCATTAAGCGTACTATTTGTAAGAGCACTACTGTTGCCAAAAACAACACCACCGTTCGTCCCTAAATTCCAAGTTAATCCAGTAGCACTTGCATTTAAAGTCCCGATATTTGTACCACTACTATTATTAAAGTAAAGTTGATTTCCACCAGTAGCATTTGAATCTTGAATAACAATCCCGTTAGATGTAGTACCGTTTTTTAATATTGTTATTGTTCCTGCATTTATTGGAGATATTGTTCCAAGCATTACTTGCTGACTGGTATTAATTGTTACCGCAGTAGTCGTACCATTAGTCTTTAATAATAAAGAACCTGAACTTTGAACAATAGGGGTAGTTGTGGATGTTGATACGCTAAGAGTATTTGCAGTTAATGTTGTTCCATCAAAAGTCAAATTTGAAGAACCTGCTAATGCCCCAGAACTGTTGTATTGAACTTGTGTATTTGAACCGCCAATAGGCCCTGTTCCCTTGGTAGCCATTACTTGAACAGTTCCAGAATTGTCTTTGTAAAACAATTTACCGTCTGTAATATTAATTCCTAATTCGGAACCATTTGTATCATTGGTTAAATTACTCGCAGACGGAGTATTACTAGCAGTTGAACTGCTGTATATTTGAACTTTTGAATATCCTGTTTGTGACATATTTAATCCTTAGAAGGTTCCGCTGCCAATTTCAGCACCATTTAGTGTTCCACCTGTAATTGCTACTGAATTAGCATTTTGATAAGCCATTGTTCCAAATACTGTTGAATTAGGTATTGTCATTAGACCAGGAGTTGACCAAGATATAGGTGTTGTTACTGTTGAAGAAACAACTCCTACAGATACCCAAACTTCAGCAGTTGGTGTAGGAGGAGGATTTGCTAACCATCCTGCAGGAGGAGTTCCAGTATTTGTGCTGAAATTCCATGATCCGCCAGAAGGCGTAGCAGGTTGTGTTGAACTTGGATAAAAAATTAACCATTGAAAGTATGTTCCGCCATAATTAATTGAAGTACCGTAAAGTCCATTAGACTCTTCGTTGGTTAACCCATAAAAGCTATTGGTCATCATTAGAATGTTCCTCCGCCTATACCAACACCATTTATGCTACTGATCGTTGATCCAAGGGCGTATGCAGTAGCACCAAATGTTATTGAGCTATTTGCCAAATAAGTATTTGTTATTGGAGTTGCATTCCAAACGCCAGTTGTTACAGTACCCAAAGTTGTTAAGCTTGTAGAACCTGCAACAGGTGATGCACCTAGATTGGTTAACGCTCCAGAAGCAGTCGTTGCGCCTGTACCACCGTAAAGAATGCCTACTGCATTGCCATTCCATGTACCGTTGGTATAAGATCCTGCCCAACTTAGTGTGTTGGTTGACCAAGCGGCATTAGAAGGGGGAAGATTGTGATAATCCCAAGTACCTGCGGCAATTGAGTTACTTTGAAGAATTACTTCTATATAACCACCTGATTGCACAGTAGCAATAGTAGTACTAGAGTTATTTTGAATAACAATCGTGCCAGAGCTTTGATTATTGTTAAATGTAAACAATGAACCGTTTGGTAGGGTTGTGGCATCTGGTAACTTAATTGTCTGACCGCCAGATCCAGTAATTAACCAATTTTGTACAGAGCTTGGTAGCAATGTAATTGTGCTACCGCTTGCCGCTTGAGCGGTAAATCCTTCAAACAAACAGTTAACAGTTAAGTTTTTGTTTGCATCAAATACTGC